CACGAATGGCTCGATCGTCATGGTGATATCTGGCTTGTCAATGCTGACGGCAGCACGGGCCGCAAGGTGGCGACGTTCGCAGATGGCGACGTTACGGTTTTCGGTGATCAAGGTACGATCGTTCCTGCCGGCAGTCGTCTGACCGGCAGCGACAATTGGCCCTATGAAACTATCAATCAGGTATTTACCAACGGTGACATCGGAGTGCCGGTCCGCGTTCGTGCGCTCAATCCCGGTGCCGGCGGCAACAAGGCACTGGGCGACTTTCTTTCTTTTGACGCGGTTCTCAGTGGTCTGACCAGTGAGGCGCCGGTCATTTTGATCGATGGCGGCGTCAATGCCGAGTCCGATATTCAGTTACGCGAGCGGGTCCTGCGCCGCATCCAGCAGCCGCCGATGGGCGGCGCGGCCTACGACTATGAAGCGTGGGCATTGGCGGTGCCGGGTGTTACGCGTGCATGGGCTGCAAGTGAGATGGGTATCGGTACGGTCACCGTGCGCTTCATGATGGACGACATGCGGGCTGACAATGACGGCATTCCGTATCAGGAGGACATCGACGAGGTCGCGTTTTATATCAACGGCAAGCGTCCAGTGTCAGTTAAGGACTGTTTTGTCGTGGCGCCCGTCAAGCAGGAAATTACCTGTATCATTGATAAATTGGTGCCTGATAACGAAGCAGTACGCGCCGAAATCGAGCAGAGCCTGAACGTTATGCTGCGCAATCTGGCGGCGCCCGGTCAGACGATTTTTGCTGCGTGGAAGAGCTATGCAGTCATGAACACGACCAGTGTCGTGTCGTTTCATCTGGCGAACAATGAAGATGATGTGATGCTGTCGCCCGGTCATATCGGCATACTTGGAAGCATTATTTATGACTGAGCAGTTGCCATATGACCGGCACGTTCGCCGCAAGGGTAAGGACTATGTTCAGGCGATGCTCAACCTGCTGCCGCAGGGTGAGGCATGGCCGCGCTTTCCGCAGAGCACGCTGGTTCGTACGTTAACCGGTCTGTGTGAATATTGGGGTTTTGTTGATGGACGCGCAGCTGATCTGCTTGAGATAGAAACTGATCCGCGTAAGTCAATTGAAATGTTCCCTGATTGGGAACGCAATTGGGGTCTTCCTGATCCATGCTTCTTCGGTACGCAACAGTCGCTGGCAGATCGTCGTCGCATTTTGATGCTGAAGATGACGTTGCTGGGCGGGCAGTCGCGCGAGTTCTTCGTCTACATAATGGGACTGCTTGGCTACACGATCACTATCAAAGAATACGCGCCCTATATGTGCGGTGTGTCCAAGGTCGGGGACACTTCCACTGATGAAGTTGCGGCAGGCGGTACGACCGGGAACATGCGCTGGTATCTCGGTGGACCTGAAATGCGGTTCTATTGGTCCATTGGAGTTGGTCAAATAAAGCTGCAATGGTTCAGGACTGGACCAATCGGTGGTGAGGTCGGCGTTGATCCGCATCTTCTCATCGGCATGGCTGGCGAAGTGCCGTGCTTCCTTGATCGCATTAAACCGGCGCATACGGTTATCGTCTTTGACTATTCCAGTCTGCAATTAGGCGGACCAATGGCAGGAACACCCTGAGAGGATAGCGATGAAATATCAACCCCCATATGGCGTCAATGATCCTGATGCACCGTATATCAATGGAGATCCAAGCATCGGGCGGCAAGGCTCAATCATTCCTGCCGGTGCTGTAGAATATCCGCAGCGTGAACTTGTCACGACGATTGAAGCGGCGAAGATGACGCCAGACGATGCCAGCCTGTCGCAGCTACTCTATGCGATACGCGGTCAGCGCATGAACTACGCGCTGGCGATCAATACCGACCCTGATGTGGTCGCTGTCGAATTTGATCCGCCGATCGGCAACACGATGACGCCGGGAATGCCGCTGCGCATCAAGGGCATCGTCAACAATACAGGACCAACATTGCTGTCGGTCGATGCAGTCGAACACCCATTGCGCTACGCTGACGGAGCGGAATTGCTTGCAGACGACATAAAGAGCGGCGTGATTTTCGAGGCCATCTGGAACGATACAGGTTTCTGGGAATTCAACCCATATGCGGCGGGAGGAGCCGGAGGAGGTTCATCAACAAATACATTTATCAATATCCCGTTTGCGGTAGATACAGGTGTTCCAAATTCACTGGTAGCGAACTTTGTCCCGGCGATCACGGCATTGTCCCCCGGTCTGACTGTTGAAGTGCGCGTCATCAACGACATCACTGGTCCGTCACAAGTCAAGGTTAATGCTTTGGCACCTGTTCCTATTTTGCGCGGCAATGGCCAGCCATTGGAGAGCGGCGACGCTGTGACCGGGCAGATCATGCTGCTGATCTATTCGTCGCAGACCGGGGCCTTTCAGTTCAGCGGCCTGATCCCGAAAGCGGCATCCGGCTTGGGACCTCCGGGGACCATCGTGCTGGCATGCGGTAATGCCGCCATTCCCGGCACCCTGAAATTGAACGGCGCGTTGCTGCAACGCTCTGAGCATCCGTTGCTGTGGTCGTTTGCCAATGCAAGCGGGCGCATCGTCAATGAGGTCGATTGGCAGAATGTCGCGCAGCGATACTGGACCGCATTCTCGCGCGGCGACGGCGTAGCCACGTTCCGCATACCGGATTTTCGCGGCGAGTTCATGCGCTTCTTCGATGACGCTCGCGGCGTCGATGCAAGCCGCGTCCTTGGCGTGCAACAAGTCGACATCGTCGGGGCGCTGGCGATGAGCGGAAACATCGACCTGATTAACCCGAAGCTGACGATGGGAGCATTCAATCACGGTCCGCGCCCGATCCCCGGCAACGATCCGTATGATCGCAACCTTGAACTTATGACGCGAGCCGGAGCACTGACTGGCTCAAACTTCGAGGTCAGCGGCAACATTCAGAACGTCTACGATGACCCGAAATATAATTGGCCTTCGTGGGAATACGTTGGCCAACCTAGCAGCGTCCCGACCGGCGGCGAGGAAGCGATGTGGGTCAACGGGCCAAAAATTCCTAGCGGTAGTCCGGGATATATTTATCAGCCGCATGTCGATAGCCGCATCACAAGCCTGATCGCACTCAACGGGTCTGGCGGCGGAAATGAAACGCGACCACGCAATGCCGCCGTCATGCCCTGCATCGTGGACGGCTGACATGCCGTCACCGATGACGGTCTACTCCTACGACTACGACACCGGAGCCTTTACCGGCGAGCGCATACTTGACGCCAGCGACCTCGACCCGCGCTCACCGGGCACTGTGTTGATGCCGGGTAACTGTACGCGACAGCCGCCGCCACGCTGCGGAAAGAGACTATGGCCTGTCTGGCGCGACGGCGATTGGCAGGTCTGTCAGCTGCCGCCTGACTTTGCCGACGCGGACTACTACGCGAATTTGTGAGGGTGCATGTCTGAAGCTGCAAACGTAGAGATAACGACTTATTCGGACGCTGACTTTTCGCGAGCGTTTCAGTGGGTCATCAACGGAGTGCCGTTTGACTTCACCGGACACGGTTTGATGATGATGGTGCGCAAGCATCCGGATGACAAGGAAGTGTTCGTGTCACTGTCCACTGAGGATGGCGACATTGATTTCTTGCCTGACGAGGAAGGCAAGCTGACCACGTTCAATATTCGTATCCTGCGAGCGCAGACCGTTGATATGCAGGAAGGCGAGTATGTTCATAGTTTGATCCTGCTGCGCCCTGACGGGCTGCGCGAGGATATTTTCCGTGGAGCATTTATCCATATTCATGGACCGACGCGATGACAGCAGTCAAGATCATCAGCGTTCCTGAACAAGGCCCGATGGGGCCGAAGGGTGATGGCGGCGATACAGGCCCGCAGGGTCCGCAGGGTATACCGGGGCCGACAGGACAGCCGGGACCATTTGGGCCTCCGGGGCCGCAGGGCATTCAGGGCGATCCGGGTTCAGATGGTGCGCCGGGGGGTCCTGAAGGTCCGGCAGGTCCGGCAGGTCCGCAGGGGCCGACTGGACCGGCAGGTCCGCAGGGGCCGCAGGGCGACCCCGGCGCGGCAGGCCCGGCAGGCCCGGCAGGCGAGGTGCCGGAAGCTCCGACAAACGACAGCGCCTATGGGCGTCTAAACGCGGCGTGGGCTGCGGTTGTCCGCATTGCTGGCGATGTGATGACAGGGCCGTTGACGTTGTTCGGCGCTCCGACCGTGCCAAACCATGCGGCGACGAAGCAATACGTTGATGGCCGCACGACTGCGGCAACGGCGGCTGAATACATTGCCAATGCAACGGCAACGAAGGCAATAACGCCAGCGACGGTGTGGGGCGCGGCTGTACCTGTTACGTTGACTGATAGCGCAACGGTTACGCCAGACTTCAATGCTGGCATTGATTTTCAGTGGACGCTTGGAGCTGCTGGTCGCACATTGGCAAATCCGACAAATCAAAAAGTTGGGCAGCGCGGCGTTATACTCTTACATCAGGACGGTACTGGCAATCGCACGATCACGTCATGGGGCAGCGCGTGGAAGTTCGTCGATGGGACAAAGCCGGTTCTGTCAGCCGCTGCCGGTAGTCAAGATGCGCTTTCCTATTGGGTTGTCAGTTCAAATGTTATCTTCTGTTCGTTCGCAAAAGGTTTTGCCTGATGCTGCCGGGAGCGACGCAGACGCTGCCATTCGTAACAGCAGCCAGCTATCCGCTCGTTAAAAGCAGAGCGACAACCAACAGCGCACCCTCTACGACACACAGCATCAATTTACCGACGGGTATTGTTGCTGGCGATCTGCTACTCATGCTCGTTGGTGCTTCAGGCATTACAGGTGTTTCTGCTGGCTGGACAGCACTGGATGCTTTGTCAGCCCTCTATCGAATTGCTGATGGAACAGAAACTCCACCTACAATCACGGTTGGACCAAGTGCAGTTAATCTGACTGCTGTTGTCTACAGAATTGCCAATTATTCTGGCGTTCCTCAATCTGCCAGCATCGTCACAGGAGCGAGCGCAACAACGCATGACCCCCCGGCTCTTTCACCATCATGGGGCTTGAAAAATACGCTGTGGTTTGCTCAAGGCACTTGCCCGACAAATACTGTCACTTCATTCGCCAGCACACCGGCTAACTACACGGACGCGGATTTTCTTGCTCCGCCAGTACCCGGAGCCTCTACCAACCTTCTTTGGGTCGGTCGGCGCTCTCTAGCTGCTGCTACTGAAGACCCTTCAGCCTTTACGACAGCGGCAGGTATCGGCTGTCGTGTGCGTACCATTGGTGTTGCTGTGACATGATCGGTGGTTTGAATAAATGACAACAGAATACGAAGATGTCGATGATGTAATTGTTATCAACACGCCAGCGCAAGGGCCGATGGGTCCGACTGGCGGCGACGGCATTCCGGGGCCTCCGGGACCGCAAGGCATTCCGGGTCCGCGTGGCAATACAGGAATGCCCGGTGTGACAGGTCCGCAAGGACCAGAGGGACCGCAAGGCGAGCAGGGCGATCCGGGCGGACCGGTGGGGCCGGAAGGGCCGATAGGTCCAACTGGTCCACAGGGACCGCAAGGTGACACTGGACCGACTGGTGCAACCGGCCCGATGGGGCCAGAAGGACCAGAAGGACCGCAAGGCCCGATTGGTCCAACTGGTGCTGACAGCATTGTGCCCGGTCCACAGGGACCGGCTGGCCCGACTGGCCCGCAAGGCATTCAAGGCCCGCAGGGCGATGTAGGCCCGCAGGGACCAGCAGGGCCGGTCCCTGAAGCTCCGTCAGACGGCAAGGCTTACGGGCGCGGCAGCAGCGTTTGGACCGCGACGGTCAAGCTGGCTGGCGACACAATGACGGGGCCGCTGATCCTGTCTGCCGATCCGTCAAACGTGCTCGGTGCTGCGACGAAGCAGTACGTCGATGGCAAGGTGGTCGCACCAGCGACCGTTGCGCCGGTCATGGATGGCGCAGCGGCGGTCGGTGTCGCCGTCAAGTACGCGCGAGAGGATCACGTTCATCCGACCGATACGAGCCGTGCTGCGGCCTCTGCAATTCCGGTCGCGGCGACCGCTGCGGAATATCTCCAAGGCAATGCCGTAAAATTTCTGACTGGAAATGCGGTCTGGACGGCTGCGACAGAGGTCGCGCTCACCGATGGCGCAACGGTAACGCCGGATTTTTCGCTCGGCGTCAATTTCGGTCTGAACATGGCGGCAGCGAGCCGAACGCTTGCCAACCCGACAAATGCAAAAGCGGGTCAGGCTGGTGCCATCCGGCTGATAAACAGCGCGGGCACGGTCACAGCATGGGGGACGGCATGGAAATTCCCCGGAGGGACAAAGCCGACCTGCGTCGTCGGTCAGGTTGACGTGCTTTCTTATGTCGTCATCACCTCAACCATCATCTACTGCACGGTCACGCAGGACTTCAAGTAATGCTTCCCGGCATCACACCAGCACTGTTCGGCAAGCCGCTCGCGCAGGTCGATACCTACACAAAGCTGCTGATGCACTTCAACAGCGTCAGCCCGAATTATTATTTCTACGACGCTTCGCTGGCCGCGCACGGCTACGCGACGAATGTCGGCAACGCCTACATGGCGACGAGCAGCAAGTTTGCCGGTGCGGGATATTTAGATGGCGCGTCGTACCTGACTTATCCAGACCATGCCGACTGGAATTTCGGCGTGGGAGACTTCACGGTTGACTGGTGGGAGTACCGCACGGCGGCTGGATATTCTGCAATCAACCGCCATCCGTTCAGCACCTATACCGCTTGGATGTTTGGCTACTACAGCGCGGGCAATTCGCAAATCTACATGAGCAGCAACGGCGGTGCATGGGACATCGCCAGCGCCAAATCGCTCGGAACGCAGACGCTCAATGCGTGGGTGCATTGCGCTGTGGTCCGCAGCGGCAACACCTTCTACGCCTTCAAGAACGGGGTGCAGACCGACACATGGACTTCATCGCTGGCATTGTGGGCACCGGCATCGGTGTTGGGCATCGGGTTCAGTCAGAACGCATATTATTTCATCGGCTGGCTTGACGAACTCCGCATCTCGAAGGGCATCGCGCGGTGGACCGCGAATTTTACCCCGCCAACTGCGCCGTATCTGCCCGCCGATCCGGGGACGCTGCCGGGACCGTATCCGCCCGCGACACAGACAAAGTCGCTGCTGCATTTCGACGGCTCGTTTGCCGACAGCGCCAGCGGCGTCAAAGGAAACGCAACCCACACTTGGACGACTGCAAATGGCGCAGTCGCGATTACTTATGACAAGAAATTCGGCACCGGATGCCTCGATGCAAATAGCGGAACAATCAGTACGCCATACCATGCTGACTTCGCGCTCGGCGCAAACAATTTCACGATTGATCTGTGGGCCAGAGGCGGGGCTGGCGATGGTCAGGATCACCCTCTCGTAATTTTGGGGGATGGTTTTAACAGCAGTGCTTTTCTAATGGGGCGTGATACGGCGTCTACATTTTATTTTCGTGCTTTCAGCGCACAGTTTAATGAGTTTGTGACGTTGGCTGGCGGCGACCTGTCAGCAACAGGGTGGACGCACATTGCGGTGACGCGCTCTGGTAATCTGTGGACGACATACATCGGTGGAAATCTTGTTCAGCAAAAGACTGTCGCTGGTAGCGTGTGGGCCGTGGCGCAGCCGCTATGGATTGGCGGGCTCGCTTCAGGGATCAAGTGGGGCAATCCTATAGATGAATTCCGCTTTACCAACGGTCAGGCATTGTGGACCAGTAGCTTCGCACCACCGTCTGCGCCGGGAACGGTTCAGTGAGGTGACACCGTGCCGCTCAAAACATCGGGCAAGGTCGCGGGCTTCGCAATCGGAATGGCATTGACTGTCGGCGGTCTGATCTACGCGCAGGACAGGCCGCAACCATTGCAGCCTGAGTGCGTAAGCGATGAGGACCGCGTTAATATCCGTCGCCTGTTGCTTGCGGCGGTTGACGACGCAATGCACGATCACATGAAGGCTCTGTTCCTCGGCTGGATCAAAGACCCGTCGCGTCAGCCAGAACGCGCCTCTGCCGGTTTGCAGGCTTCGATTGTTGCCTATCAACGTGCTCGTGCTGACGCTTTGAAATGGAACCCGAAAAGCTGTGAGACGGGGAGTTACAAATGACGCTCAATCTCAAAGGCAAGGTGTCATGGTTCGGCGGTCCGGATGACTCTGGTGTGCAGCCTGACGAAGGACTGGCCTTCATCTATGATGTAGAAACGGCTCCACATCTTTTTCTGGCAACGCAACCGGCAGGCACAACCGGACTTGCACGGCGATTAAATCCAAACGTCCACTACATAGCCTGCCGATGGGACTATGATGTCTATCCCAAGGAGATGCTCGCCAGCCAGAAGCATGTGGCGTTTGTGCGCGGAGTGAAGTCAGGAATTGTTCTCACGGCGTTCCCGGCAGATTGGGGTCCGCACAGCGATACAAATCGTGTGGCAGATATAAGTCAGGGACTGATGAATGATCTCGGCCTGATGACCGACGACGAAATAGAAGTTCTGTTTCCGTCCAGTGACATAAAACCTTATATGGTCAAGGGTTCGCTGGTATGAACATTCCGACCGACGCGAGGAAACGTCGAGATATATTACGTCTCATCAGCGCTGTGGCCGGCTCGAGCGCACGGAGAAAACTGTCTGTGGCGGCGCCGGGTACTTCTTCGACAGGTCGATGCCTTAATCCTGTCACACGACAGGTATTTCTATTCGGGGACTGAAAACTGAAATGCATGAATAGAAGGAAACTGGAATATGAAATCGTTCCTAGCTATGATTACGCCAGTCACATCGGGTGCTCATCCTGACCACACTCTGCCGACACCGCAGCCTCCGGGAGCACCAGATCAAACGCTTCCCGGTGACCTGCCGAAGCCGGAGCATCCCATCTACTATCCGCTGCCTCCGGGTGCGCCCGTTGATCCTGAATACGGCATTCCAGAGGACGGGCCGCGTCCGGATCAAGGTCTGCCGGGACCGCAGCCTCACCCGGAGCATCCGATCGTGCTGCCGCCCGACAGCGGCGGCTGGTTGCCCGTGTTTATTTGGGGACCAACGGACCCGCGTCCGACACCGCCGATTGCGCTGCCACCGGCAGGTGAAATGCCGGAAGGGCCGATTGATTGGAAATGCGGCTGGACTGCCACAACGGGATGGGTCGTCGTCGGCATTCCTACTGGCGAACACGTAACGCCATCCAAGAAGAAGAAATGAAGGTCGGTCCTATTGAGATAGCATTGCTGATTGCTGGGGTGATAATCTTGGTTGCCCTTGGAGTAACCTTCTCTGGCTACGGCAACTGCTGCTGAATTAGGACGCCCGTTAGAAGCGTCCAACGAGGTCGGTTTTTTGGCACCGACAGGAGTGGCAATCCCGCTACTCTTCTTCCTTCTGAAGTGATACCCTCGCTCTACTTGGCCGTCGCGGTGAGTCCAACCGCGACGGCTTTTTTATGTCGGCGCCAAAATCGGGGCAGGGCAGCAGTTCATCGATGCTGCGAGCCGCCTGCATCCGCTTGCGGACACGCCATGCCTTCATCGAGATGGCGCGGTGGCTACGTTTCATTTCAGTAGCAGTATTACATTGCTGGCGATCCAGATCGGCGCAAGTACCAGCGCAAATACGTAACTGAGGCCAAGCCACAGGAAGAAGAATGCAATGCTTACTCTGATTTTGTCGAATATCATGGAATAACAATTCCTCTTGGCGATTTGGTCAGTCGCATTGCTAGCCAGTCGTTGGTCGTCCATAGCGTGTAGAACCACGTTGCTGATCGGTAGGCCGCATCGTCCGGCAGCAATCGTAACGTCATCATGATGTTGAAACACAGTAAAGCTCCTGTGGCGTAGCAGAGCGCGAAGCCTGCCAGAAAGGCGATGGCGGTGCGGTCCTTCATCGGCTTCACGGCTCGCCCTAGTAAGTCCCCGACGCGACTGCCACACATCGCGCCGGGTTTTGGTTAAGCTGTCGCCAGTTTCTTTTTGCGCCGACGCAGCAAGGCACCGAGGCCCGCAGCACCGGAGGCGAACAGCCACACGGCACCGGGGATAGGCGTCTCAGCGACGGACAGGTTGCCGCCATAGCCAGCAAATTGACCAGCGT